CTTGAGTGCGTGCTTGGTAACTCATAAGTCCTTAAGCGTGTCATGTCTCTATTTTGATTCTTAATATTGCTTAATCTCTTGCGTGTTTCTTCTGTCAGCATTGGGTTTGGTGAGCGTTGCAAATTGGCTAAACGATCCGCTAAGGCGTACTCTAAATAACCAACATACCCTGCAGGCAATTCAATTACATCATTAATACCAAACTCAGTAACCAATAATTGAGCTTGTATTTTATACTCATAGTTTGTCGAAGGAGAAGGATAAACTTGAACAATCCCATTTGGATAATCTTGTTGATACCTAAACACGTTGGGCTGTCCCTCTATATCTTCTGTTCTTCGTAAATTAAAAAAGTCTTTATTCCCCAACACACTAAGCGGTCTATAAGCTCTATTATCTACAATCGCAAATGATTCAATCTCAAATGGCCTTGCGCCTACTATATCACCTGTGGGCCCAATAGTGTATGTGTCTTGGCCTGCTACGAGATTTCCCGTAAGCTCTACGTAAGAATATGACCAAAGGTTCTGCGTGTTTAAGTCTTGTATGATTTTGTGTAATTGCTTTAATGCGAAAGCTAACTCTTCGCCTTGAACATCTTGAGCAAGGCCTTTTATTCCTGACACTATATAAGCATCTAGTATAATATCTCTTGTGGTTGCCATTTTAAAACCTTATGAAAAAAGGGGGCCGAAACCCCCATATGTTACTTATTAAAAATCTTATAATCAGACTTTTCAAATGTTTCTTTATCCATCAACTTACTCCGACCTTCTGAGTCATAGCAAAGACGAGGGAAAATAATCCCTTCAGGCGCTTTATTTAATTTCACCTTTGGGGCTTTCTTTGTTTTCTTTTCCATTGTAACTCCATTAAAAAATAAGGGGGCTTTTACACCCCCTTAAGATTATACGTTTGGTTCTAACAACTTACAAGCAAGCTCAGGACGGATTACTTGTGAACCGAAGATCACATCAAAACGTACTGGGGCTTTATCGCTGTTAATGTCGTACTGTGAAACCATACGAAGTGTAACGCCTTCATAAGTTGACTTAGAAGCGAAATTAACACCGTTTGGAACCCAAATATCAGCACCAACGAAACAAGCGAAGTTCTTATGAAAAGCCATTGAACTACGCAAAGTAGTATCAGCAGAACCAACAATAGAAGCGACAGCACCATTTGCAGGTAAGGCCGAAACGTTTTGAATAGCTCCACTTGCTGAACCATATAAAGCAGGGATAGTTACAACAACGTTACCTGATCCGTCAGCAGTAGCATCGGCAAGTACTGGAATACCTTTTAAGCTACCATATACTTTTTTGGTCTCAGGTTGGATCATGAATACACCTGCGATAGTGATCACTGTGCCTTTTGCAATTACTTGACCATTGCCAAACCCTGCAAGAGTGATAGTGGTTTCACCTGCGGAATAAGTGTCGTTCACTGTTCCTGCAACATCAGCACCGATCACATAAGAAGGATTGTAAGTAGTCTCATAGAAATCAAAACCACCTGTACGACCTAAGATGCCTTTTTCGTACTGCTTCTTGATTTGTTCAGCAGATTGAAACAAGCCTTTAGTGTTGTCCAAGATCTCAACTTGTGTAAGAGGGTCAACCATCATTGAGCGCATGTCAGTCGGTGCTAAGTTTTGAGTCATGATAGCGCCTGCTTGTACTGCATTCTTCCAAACCAAACCACCATTATTAAAAACATAGTTTCCGATTTGTGAATAAAGATTTTCAGCCGTTACGGTCTCAATTTCAGCCGCTAAACGTGACATAGCAGGAGCAGAAACACGAGAAGAAAACTCATCAAGCTCAAGTGTTAATTCATCGGTGCTGAACTCAGTAGCAATGTGCTTTTGTGTAGCAACTGTTAAAGTGGTTTGCTCTTCTTTAAAGTCCTGTGTTGATAATGTTTTACCATCGGCAACAGTGAACTGTGCAGGTTTACGAACTCTTAAAGTGTCGCCAATTTTAGCATTAGCTTTTGCAAAGCTAGAGTCATATTGGCGGTCTACTTTATTTACAAGCTGTAGCTCTTCGTGTAGAACTGCTACAGCGTCTTTGGTGATTTCATCAGGTGTTAAAATTGTGTTAGCCATTTAGGGCCTCCATTAATTATATGCCAAATTTCCGCTTTCTTCTTCGTAGCGCATATTCTTCAACAGACATATTTTTAACATCAGCTCTGTTTCCGCTTGCGCCACTCGGTTTAGCAGGTGGTTTTTTGGCGATTCGTTTAGGTTTGCTTGGAACGTCTTCTTGTGAAGCGTTTGCCAATTCATGCCGAACTTGCGCTTTTGTTAAAAGCTTAGTGATTCGATACGGGTCTTCAGTTCCACTCAAATCATCACATAAGTCATCGTCTTTTAAAATCGTTTCGACAATATCCAACGGGAAACCCACGTTTCGCACCACTTGGTCAATCAAAGGATTGTTTACAAATGGATTGCTTTGTGATTCTGCTCGCTGTTGGAAAAGACCCATTACCTCTGTGTTTGCTTTGAGCTTTTCAACTTCTTCCTCGTGCCTAATCTCAGCTTTAAGCTGTTCCCTCGTAGGGGCTTGGTTCTGCACAGGTTCATTCTGTGGTGTTAATTCTTCGCCTGTGTACTCTTTCAACCTTTGCTGATAAGTTTCAAGCTCTTGCTTATACTTACCTTCGACATCATACTTTTGTGCCGTAATCTTATCAATGCGTTTCTTCATTGACTCACGACCACGATTTAACGATTCGTTTTCCTTTTCGATTCGCTCAAGACGTTCCTCTAGGGTTTCCTCTTGCGCTTCCTCTTTGGGAGCTTCTTCGCTTGCAGGTGATGACTCTGCGGTTTCGGTTGTCTGTGTTTCTTCGTTTAGAATCTCTGCCATTTCTTCATGGATTTCTTCTGACATTGTGGCCTCCAAGGTTGCCTTAAACATTTTTTAATGAAGTTTAGTCTTCGTTTAGTTGTGCCCCACCTAAGACGGGGCTTGATAAGTTAGGGCTTGGCTCAATTTCTGTTGAGATTGTCGTTGGCTCAGGAGTTGCGATCTGTTTTATTACCGCTCTCTCCGTTTCGCCTGTCTGCTTAATCTCTTCTTTGTTGATCTCTTGCCCTTGCTTAATTTCTGCTTCTGCAATATCTGTTAGATTGTCCTGTGTATTACGGGCTGTCTCAGCTTCTTGCTTCATTTGTTCGACTGCAATTTTAGTTGCGTTGTCTTGATCTCTTGACTGCAATTCGTTTTGTAATTGCTCAATAAGTCTAATATAATTTGCACTCTGTGCCTCGTGCGCTTGCTCCATCTCTTGCAGTGCTTGCTCTTGCGCTTGTAACGCTTGCATGGCTTCAGGATCAGGGGCTTCTGCGTCTTGATCTTGTAGCTCAGGTGGTAACATCTTGCGGAAACGCTCAGCAAGTTCATTAGCACCATCAAAATCTTGTAACGCCATAATTTTATCACGCATAATAAAACGTGTTTCGGGGTCGCTTGCTCCAAATGATTCTAAGGCTATCAAGCTCGCCTGCTTTTGGTTTGCATACATTGGGCCAGCACTTGTTGAAATATTAAGGTCTTCCATCTGTACACCAAGCTCTCCAAAATCTAACTCACGATCTTCTACTTCTCCGTTTTCATCTCTGAACTTATACATTTGTGGCCCAAGGTCACGAATAAGAAGCTCTAACACTATACGAGCAGTTTGTTTAATACTTAACTCAAGATTATGGTAAAATTGCAACGTTGAAAGCTCACCCTCTTGCAAAGCTAATGAACGGCTAAAGCCTGAATCATTGCCTGTCATACCACCAAGCATAGGGTCAAAGATACCTGTAACACGGCCTGCAAGCTCATCTAAAGCTTGTTGGGCTTGTATCATTGGTGCTAGGTTAGCGTTTGAATCAATACGTTGTGGGGTTGGTGCAGGTTTGCCCTCTGAATCTGTTTGCTTATATAACAAATAAGGAAAGTTAGTTGTGTTGGCATTCGCCCAACGTGGCTCATGACCCTCTTCTTGGCCTTCAGCCATTAACCACTTTACTTTTGGTGCGGTTGCCGCTTGCTCTAGCTCGTTAGAATAAAAGAAGTTCCTACCCTTTTGCACATCTTCAAGTATTTGCGAAACGCCACGGTAATCAATACGCCTGTCACTGCGATAATAAGTTTGACCATATACAGGGACAATAGGAATATAAGAACACTCAAGCTCTGTGTAGTCGTCTTCAATCTCCATGTCGCCTATGTAATGGTGCACACAAATATAAGGGTCTTCTACTACACGCTTTTCAATGTACGCTTGCTCACCTTCAATAAAAGATACAGGCTTTTCATCTACGATCCCACCCGTTTCAAGTAAGTAGATCGTGCGCTGTCTGTAGCGTTTAATATAAAACACCATGTCACACACAGTGCTTTCAGGTGGTGTGAAGTTCTCGTATATTGTGAATTCACCG